ATTGCCTGCACCCGCTCAAACAAGCTCTCACCCGTTAGGCGATGGGGAGAGACAAACGGACTGCCCAAAGCTAGCGGCACAACATCATAGGGTTCATATTCAATAACCTTATTATCGCAGTACAGCGCGCGGTAACGCTTTGCGCCCTCGCCGCAGTCCGCAATGATGTAGCTTACCCAAACCCAAATGTAATCTTGTGACTTGTCGGAATACTGGGTTTCGTTCACATGGCCACGGTCCCGCGCGTTCACTGGCGTTCTGTTGCTGTCACCATCGGCTGTAGGTAGCTTGTCTACCTTTTCCTTGCTGATACCAAGTTCAACTAGCTCAGAGCGCGTGAACTGCATTCCTTCAGCGATGAACGGAATTTCCTGTAAATCGCCTTCCCAGCCGCTTCGGTACATGATGTTTTCAGACGCAACGGCGCGGGTCACAATCTCAACCTCATCGCCAACCTGCACGGCATCAAATCCGACCCAAGCCTGACGCGACAACAGGCCGTCTTTCAGAGCGTTCATGAGGATAGTTTCGCCGTCATTATAGCTGTAGAACACATCTGTGCAGATATCGCGTTCTGCCTCTGCAAGCGCCTCATCCTCCGGCCCCTCAGCCTCAAACTTAACGCCGCATTCGCTGATGAGCATTGAGCGCATCAAGGCCAGCGTGGTATTCACAGCCGCTGCCGTGTCCATGCTCACATGACCGCTGCGGTCCTTCACCTCATCGCCGCGCGGCTCACCATTGTAATACTTGATTGCCGTCTGACGCAGGCTCTGCACAGTGTCGGAATATCCGCCCTCAGCTCCTGTCATCTCATCCTGAATGTAGCTAGCCAGCTTGGCCTGCTTTTTCGTCATATTCATGGCTCAAACTCCAAAATTGGCCGCTGCCTGTTCTCCCCAGCCTTGTAACATATTTCTATTGCCCGTGGCTAATGTCCGCATTGCGTCGGCATAATGTGACGCTTTATCGTGAACAGGTACAAGCTTCATCACGCCCTTTACCGGGTCATAATCAGCCCGGTACTGCGACAGCCCCTCGCGCAGCCACTGCGTAGCCTCACGGTCAAACCAGCAGTGCTTGAGGAATTGACCAGTCTGGGCAATGCCCTCGTCTAAGCTCAGCTTTGGCGCAACGTCCACGTCAACGCCCAGACGGCGCAGGGTCTCAAGCCTCGTGATGCCCGTTCCAAGCTCGGTCACCCTGATATCGTGCGGGCATATCATGCGGTCAACGTGAAAAGGTAGCTTGCGCATCCAGTTAACAAGGTCCGGCAAGCCAGTGTGCTGAAACGTCTGGCACTTGATAATGCGATGTTCGGTACCGGTATGCTGAGAAAAGACCACGGGCATTAAATCGTGGTGGCCTAAGTCCAGGCTAGCGATAACCGGCAAGCTGTCATCATAGGCAACAGTAGTGACGCGCCCTGAGCTTTCAAGCTGGCTCATAATCTTGCCCCAGTATGCCCCCGGTGTCGCGCCTTCCCAAGAGCAAAGCCATTCCTGATTGAACTGAGCCTCGCTCATCATGCGCCTGTTGCGCTCGATTTCCTCGGGCTTGACCATGCCCGCAGCTTCCCAGTCCAGCAGCGAGCGCGACCATTCCGCATCATCCCGGCCAGCCATTTCCCACATTTTCCACAGCAGGTTCATGCGACCCTTGGGCGTTCCCATCACGGTCAGCCTACCCTGCCGGTCAGACAGAGCTGGATTTATAACCTCAGTCAGCGCAGCCTCTGGAATGTCTGCCGCCTCATCAAGCGTCACGTCATCAGCGTATAGGCCACGCATGCGGTCATATTGCAGGCCGTTCATGAGCTGCAGAAAGCCCTTGCCCGGTATCGTGCATTTCAGGTCGGATATGTTGAGCTGAGCGCCTAGCGGTGCGGAGAACTGAGCGAGATAAGGCCACGCAATCTGCGCAGCCTGAATACGTGTCGGCGCTACATAAAACGCCTGCCAATCTCCCTTGCCTTCCTGCTGAATGCGCGCGAGCTGGCGCAGAATGGTGAAGAACGTCTTACCTGAACGTCTTGCCCATACACGCACCTGAAACCGTGCGTTGTCATCCCAAGCCGCATCTTGGTGCTTGGAAAGCTTAATCTCCATTGCGCACAATAATCAGCTGGTCACGCATAATTTCGCCGTCATCGTCGCGCGGAACGGCCTTAGCGTGGCCAAACGGCGCGAGGTACTGTGCCAGCGCCTGCGCCTTCTCTGGCTTCCCAGCAGCCTTGAGGCCGTGCATACGCTTAAACAGGTACTCCATCGGGTCGCCGTAGGTCCCGGCTAGCTTTTCGTAATTCTTCAATCGCTTGCGGGTTGTTTTGGTTCCAGCCATTCAGACTAATCCTCATCAATCAGTGACATATCCTCATCAATATCACACTCTCTTGACTGAAGGAAGAACACCCAAGCTTTTCGAAAGTTGTCTACAACCCTCTTGCTCGGCGTCTTGCCGCGCTTGGTGTTGCCTAGGAGCTGGAAGCTGCAACTCTTTTGCCAAGGTTCCACAAAGCTATAAGTGCTGCGTATGATGCGCTGCGCTCTCCACCGGCATTCCTCTATCTGGTGCTCTGTAAGGCTCATTTTTTTCTGTTTCGTTTTTTTAGGGTCCGTGCTCTGAGCTAACGTTGCGGCTCTCGCTGTGTTGCGCAGTTGCTTAGAATGGTCAGTGCTGGTTGGGAGCGTGGCGCTACATCAATTCACCTCCCATTCGTGGCACGGCTCGAAATCAAACCAGTCGTCGTTTTCCCCTATATACGTAAAGGCATCCTGATTTTCAGGATACAAACGGCTTTTTGTATCCTGATTTTCCGAATTGCATTCATCCTGATTTTCAGGATGCAACACGTCCTCATGGTTGGGTCCAAAATCGTACGTTGAAGCCTTACGACCCGCGCCCTCAACCAGCACAATCAGAGCGCCCCTGTCTACCAACTCTGCAATGGCCTTTGAGCAAGTGTCGTTTGAAATGCCCAGCACTCTGGCAATGCTGTTAATGCCCCTAGTGTAGCCGTATTTACACGACCACTTGTCAATCATGAACAGCAGGACAGTTTTAGAAGTAGGCTTGAGTTTCAGTGTCTGGAAGCACTCATACGCATACTCGCGGGCTTGCTTCCTTGTCTTAATTGTATTATCTTGCGTCATGTCATGGGCCTCCTGCGCCCTTTCATCGTTTGGCGACTTTGAAGATACATAAGCCCCACCGGTTTTGCAACTGGTGGGGTTTTTCGTTCTGCAGATACGCACAGACCCTTGTGCACACCTGCACACATGAAGATGTTGCACCCATCAAAATCTAACGCTATCTATTAGTCATCAGCAAATAGAGAGAAAGAACATGGCAAAATACAAAGTTACAATTAAACTGAAAGGGGTAAAATAATGGGACTTAAAGCTTTAGCATGGGCCATCTTGGCCGTTTCAATCTTCATCGCATTTACCCTGCCGGGGCGAGCTGAAATTTTCGTATTGGATGAACAAGGCTATTGGACAGTGTCATATACAGATGATGACACTTCAAGCTTTTGCTCCATGACAAATCACGATGGCGGGTCTTTCGGCATTGCTCTTAATGTCAATGATTATGGGCTTGTAACTTTGCAAATACACGATGCTGAAGTTAAGCAGCATGCAGACAATGAGCTTGATTTGTACGTTGATGACCTCCTTGGTTGGGAAGTCTCAGGAGAAGGTTTTGAAAGTTCAACTTTCATCCCCATTGGGAACCTTAACAGCTTAACCCCCGGTTCCGCTCAAATTCTTGATGAAATTAGGTCTGGTTATTGGCTGGCTATTTACCCAAGAGACGCTGGCGGTGATGACTGGCTATATAAATTCAGCCTCAAGGGAACAAACGCAATGATGGAAGTTCTTTTTGACTGTGTGTTCAAAATGGGAGTTAAATCTTGAAACGCTTATACACTGAAACCGAGTTAGCGGACCGCCTAACCTTGAAAGTGCAGACGCTGCAGTCATGGCGTCGGGAGAACGTAGGGCCGCCATATGTAAAGCTTGTCGGCACTGTGCGGTACAGAGAAGATGACGTAGACGCTTGGGTTGACGCACAGTTACACAGGGGGAAAGAGGATGGCTAAGTTACCAAAGTTCTATTCCATTTGCCGCGAATGTGGTGGCTCTGGTCTGGTTGACATGGGGCCGACCGAGAGGGGCGGACCCAACGTTAGCGAAAGCTGTCCTGATTGCAAAGGCAAGTATCAAGAAACCTATTGGACGCTTGTGCGGCTCCAGGCTTCCGAAAAAAAACACAACAAAGGAAAAGTAGATGGCTGATAAAAACAACCTGCAAAACGGACTTGTAAACGCTCAAATGTTCTACAAGCCAGCTAAGAAATCAGGTCGAAACCCGCATTTAAAATCGGAATACTCCACCCTGAGAGACGTGCAGAATGCCGTTTATCCAGCACTACATGAGCAAGGGATATTTGTTATTTTCGGCATTGTCTGGCACGAACAAACCCCCATTGGAGTTGAATGCAAGCTGGTCATGGGCGATGAAAGCGTGTCAATCGTATGTCCCGCCAATTTCTCAGGAAATGCACAACAGCGCGGCGCAGAAATAACCTACGCCAAACGATACGCCCTGATTGCAATTACTGGCGCTGAGATTGATGACGGGACAGACGATGACGGCGAAAGCGTTAAGGATTTGCAACAGCCAAAGCCGGTAAAGCCAAAGCCTACCGTCAAGGAAATGATGAGTAAAATTGCGAAGGCAGAAACTCATGACAAGCTGATGGCCATGAGGGACTACGTTGAAAAGAACTGCAACACGTCCAAAGGCCACCTGCTTAAATGTATTGAAAATCGCAAGGAGGTTCTGGACGAGGCAGACAGTCATAAAAGCTGGGAAGAATGAGCCGCTATAATGTGAAGTGTGACCCCGTGGCAAGCGTATGCCTGCACCGGGATTACGAACCAAAGTTGACATGGTTTGACGATGCCTTCCCCGGAAAAATAGGTTTCACAGACATTGACGGAATTGTGGAGATAAACGGCCACTATCTCGTCCTTGAATGGAAATCACCACATGGGGTAGTGCCAGACGGTCAGCGCACAATGTTGGAGAGATTGCCGGATGAATTCTCGGTCATTATCGCCAGAGGTGACCCCAAAACCGGCCACCTGAACAGCGTTACATTCCGAGTGTTCGGCACATGGACGCACTATAAATACGGGGAATTCACACTGTCTGACATGAAATCTTGGATAAAGAAATGGGCCGCTTGGGCCAAGCAACAGGAAATTATCAATGAGTAGCAAACCGGAAACCGTCTATCAGGCAAAACACTATTCTCAAGGCCGGATGGACCATATGAATGGCGTGAAGGTAACCGAGAACCCGCACATTAGCACTGTCGCATTCATTTGGTGGCGTAAGGGCTGGCTTGATGCAAAAGAAGAAGCCCCCGCAGCGACCTGTAGGGAGTGACGCGCAGGGGCTTGAGAGGCAAGCCGGGAAAAAACTAGAGAGAAAAACCCAACTCAAGGATAGAATATCATGGAACGCAAAACCTGCAAACATTGCGGCGAAACAAAACTAATCAACGCAGTTAACTGGACGTGGAACAGCTCAAAATGGGGTCATGACTTTAACCTAAGCTGCTGCAGAAAGTGCTGGAACGCTCGGGAAAAGGCCAGACGTGACAAGGCCCGCGCGGCTTTCATTGGCCCGCGCCGACCTAACGGATGGGGCGGTATCTCAGGGTTGGCCAACAAAGCAAGGTGGGCCAACCACAAGAAGAAAGAAGATGCCTAAAACCCGCCCAAGCCAGCCGCCACAGCGCCCCCAACGGCACCTGTGACGGCTGTTGCGGCAATGCCTTTGGACACAGGAACAAACCCTCGTATCAGCGTTGAGCCTGTATGCGCCCGGCTAGCCCCAAGAGTTTCAACCGTTCTCAGCATACGCTCAAAGTCATCCAGCTCGCGCGTGTTGCGCTTGTAGCTCGGCGTCATCTGGCGATAGTTGTTGATGAACGAATTGGGGTTAACAATCCCCGCATCCGTCTTGCTCGTGGTCCCAACGGTTCGCTGCAATACTTTCTGTATTTTCCAGCGCCTGTTGGCCAGAGCCAGACGGTTCTGGTCTACCGTATCAAGTGACGCCGCAAGCGCCTCATCCAACTGCGTCTTGATGGACGCCAGCGTCATTCCGGTGTCATATTTCCCGCTGCTGAACGCCCGCTCAACCGCTTCATTGATTTCCGTTTGCGTCTGGCGGAACTTATCCATATCAAACGCGCCATCCTTGCCGCGCCGTGCAGCTTCTTCAATGTCCTTCACGGCCTTGTTTACGCTGGCAGGCACTTGCTCCAAATCAGACACGATGTTGCGCACCTGATTGACCACATCAATCTGCGCCCCGTCCATATCGGCAAACTTGGTGGCAATGGGGTTCTTTCCGCTGTCAAGAATGTCGTTGTAAATGTCCTGAATGCCAGACCGCGCTGCAAACGCCTCATTGCGGGTTAGGCGCTCAACGTCATGCAAGCCAAGCTCATCAAGAATGTTGCGCGTGAAGAACTCGCTCTGGTCAAAATCCTTTCGCCACACATCGCCTAAATTCGTGTCACCGACCAATGAAGTCTGGCGTATATAATCCTCTCTAGCCAAGGCATTTTCCCCGGCCTTTATCCCTTCCATGCTGCCGTCATCCCAAGCCTTGAGATAGCTGTGCTGTGCGGGGGTCAGGCGCATTCCCATATTGCTGGCCTCAACTGGCGACAGGAAGTCAGACTTGCCCGGCCCACGATGCACTGTTGTTTCAGCCGCGCTCAAGGATTTAGTCGGCGCGCGCTGTACTGCATTTCCCGCCATGTCAGCGCCCTCTTGCGCCAAGCTAGGCATCCGCGCCCTGTTTACTTCAATGGCCTGCTGCGCCATTTCAGCGCCCCGTGCCGCGCCTCGGCTGGCAGGTGTTGCAGCCGCGTCCGCTGCCCTCCTGCCCTTACTAGCCACGCCACCGGGCACCGCCAATTCAGCGCCAAGGGCCAAAGCCTGCCCGGCAAATTCCTGCCCCGGACGCATCTTGCGCCGTGCAGCCTGTTGCGGGTCATTCCACTCTTGAATGCGGGTTCCTATGTTGGGGCGCCTTGTGCCGTCAGCGTTCAGAATAGTTGGTAAGGTAAACTCAATAAAACTTCCCGCAGCATCCGTCAGCGCACCACCAACAGAGCGGGCAATGTTGCCCGCTGCACTCTGCTGCAGAACTTGCGCCTCATCCTGCGAAATGGGCTGAACGCCCGTGTCTGGCGAATAGAGGCCGTATTCGCCAGTTTCCTTATTGCGGACAAGTTGGGCCATTACTGCACTACCTCATATTCAGGTGGCAAAGACCCCCTACCCTCAACCAAAGGAAGCTCGAAGCCTTGCCGGGTCAATTCACTCGCAGCGTCCCCTGATTGGTCAAGGTTTGATTGCTGTAGAATGCGAAGGTTTTGCTTGATGCGGTCTGCCCGCTTCCCCTTCCACGTTCGCGCACCTTCGATAAGGGGGAACATTTCTGCAATCTGCTCCTGCACGGCTGGTGGCGGCTCAGTGTCGCCATATGTCGCTCGCTGGTAGTCCATTCTCTGCTTAAACAAAAGACGGTTTATAAAGTCTTTCGATTGCAGCACTTCAGTCTCTGCCCAGTTACCCACACTGAACAGGTCCGTACTCATCACTTTCAAAGCAGCGGCCACATCAATTGCCAAATCCGCCCGGCGCTGTTGCTCAGGAATAAACGCCTGCTGCGCCTCGGTCTGCGCAATAGTGAACGGGTCGCTCTGGTTGCCAGCCTGCAAGGCCGCATTTCTTTGCATTGTCCCAATGGCCTCAGCCTTTACAGCATCCTTTGCGGGCTGAGGGGCATATGGGTTTTCAAGGGTCCTAAGCCCCTCGGAATTGTTTTCTGCCAGCCAGCCCTTGAGCCGCTGTTCCTCTAGCGCCGCGCTTTCACGCTTCATGTTACTCATCACAGAATTGACATAATTCACGGTAGACATGTTTTGGTCAGCCACGCCCGCCGCAGCCGCGTCCGCAAAACTCTTGCCTGAATGCCACTTGCTGAGAGCGTTAGCCACACCCTCATTCTGAGCCACTTCAAGAAACTTTTTGCGGTAAACAAAATCTTGCGCCGTAGGGGAATTCAGGAACTCATCCTCGGTCATTTCCTTGCCGAAAAGCTCTTTAGTCCAGCGCCTCATTGTACTAGGCATAACTTGATAGCGTCCAAGGGCTTGTTCGCCGTACACAGAGCTATTAGGGTTAGAAATCACCGGGCCAAGAGCCTGATAATTGTCGCCACTCTCCATGTTGACATGAGCATTGGTTAAAGCCGTCACGTCCAGAACTCCATTAGCGTCAGTGCCGCTGTAATCGGGCAGCATTCCCTGCGCAGCGTTCAGCCCGTCCAGAAACCGCGCGTGGTCAAACTGCGCCTCCTGCAGCCCAAAGCGGCGCTCGCTTAGGTCATGCTGCTGTAGGGACAAATCATGCTGCATTCCGAACTGCTGTGCCTGCTGCGCATTTCCCTGACCCTGCGCAAAGTCAATCAGGCCGTTTTGCATTCCGAACCTGTTCAGCTCATCCGGGCTGGCGGTGTTCAGGTCAACACCCGCCCGCTCGGCGCGCCTATTCACAGCATTTGCCTTTACGCTGGAAGCATAGTTTTCGTAGTGCGGCTTGGCCGCTGCCGCTGCTATCAGGCCAAGAATTGGTGCAACCATTTCGCCGCCCTCCTTTTAAACGCCAAAGCCCCAGCCGCTAGACTTCCCAGTCCCCCAGCCGCTGCCGGAACTCTGGCTCTGCTGCGTGACAGTCGGTCCGCCAATAATTCCCGCAAGCTGGCCTAGAATAGACATTCCTTTGTCGCCACCATAAAGCGAACCATAAGTTGCTTCAGCCAGTGCCTGAGACATTCCAGGCATCATCCCCGCAGCGCCCAGCGCCTGTTGGTTAGCACGGGCCGTTATGTCTCCCAAACCCTGAGTGTAAGCCTGCGCCATCTGCCCAGCCGCTACACCCTCAGCCACGCCCTGACGTCCACCGCCAAAGCCGCCCGCAGCAATCGCATTTGACTGCATAGAAGGCATTAGTTCCTCGCGGAACATTTGACCCAAGCCAGCCTGCAAGGATGCCTGCTGTTGCGCAATCTGAGAATTGGGGTTCATTAGCCCGGTAAGGTTTTGCATTCCCGCCTGCAGCCCCGGCAAAGCCTGCTGCGCGCCCGCCTGCGCCGCTGCCGACGCATAGCCCGCCTGACCGCCCATTCCGCTGGCCATGGCCCATAGGTTTTGCAAGTAGGGCAGTTGCTCTTGCGCAATCTGACTTGAGCTTGTGCTTTGCTGCTGCTGGAAATTGCTGTCGTTGGTTTTCTTGCTATTTGCGCTCATTTCGTAAACCCTTCCCGCTGAAGCAGCCGCTTCCAACCGGGGCGACCCTCAATGTTAATTTCGCTTATACCACGTTTCTTTAGCCATTGGCGACACCGGGCAATTATCCAAGCCGCGTCTTGCCTATTCCACACACCCGCCATGTGACCGACGCGCGCAATCCCGGCGTCATCTATGAAACAGCTTGCGTGTAATTCCCCGGAACAAAAAAAACGGGCGTCACCTTCCCTCATCCACCCCAGCACCTCCACCGCTCCATAAGGTGAGCCGCCACGCATGCAAGCCTTGTCTATTTCATCAGCCCAACTCACAGAACTGCAGAGACGGCATGTAAGTTGAAACCCCCGCCTTGTATCGTGGCAAATCTGCCCTTCACCTCAAAGTAAACAGAGCCGGGGCCATTTACATAGAATGATGCGGCTACAGAGCGGCTATTGTCACAATTCCAAACCGGGCTTTGATATACCAGACCGCCACCAGTTATATACGCTTCAAGCTGCAGCCAGCCGGGGCCGGATATTCCGCGAACATCCAAATTTACATTGCAGAGGTAACGCCATTTCAGCAGCTTGCCCGCCATTGGCGGTGAAAGCTCTTGATTGTCGTTCGTAACCTCTTGAACCGGGTCAATCCTGCCGCTTACAGTTTCTGCCGATATAAAATCCTTGATATCTCGCAGCGTCTGCTGGATTTCAACAAACTGCCTGTAAGTCTGCGGGTTCTGATTGCCCAGAAATGATGCAATGAACGTTTTCAAAAATATCCTACCTCTCGATATTCAACGTCAAAGCTGCCAAGACGCCACGGGGAACCGCCAAAGCTGCTTATTTCAATTGACATGTATCGGCCTGAAATGAATGCATCAACATGCTGGTTGCTGCCAATCACGAAATCAACAGGCGGTGCCAGTTGAATAGCTCCCCCAGTGATTTCCTGACCACCCAAGCGTACCGTAACAACATCCCCCGGCGTTCCCCGGATTTTCGGCCAAAACCGGGCTATGACCTTGCGCCGCTGAGGATTGCCAAACGACAACCCGGTCCGCTCCAAACGGGCAGATATTTCATTGCCTTCAGGGTCCGCGCCAGTCAACTGGCCAAGCATGTAAAAACCTGATGCACTGCCAAGTATAACATCGTCCAAAGTGAATGAACTGACCTCTTGCGGCCAAGCGGAAATGTCATCTTTCCAAGCTTGGTCGTCACCTTCCCAGCTATTAATGCCGCCCACGTCCTGCAGCTCCGCACCCTGCGCAGCGCAGAAAATATCCGGTGCTTGTCGTATGGCGATATTCTTTGTGGTTAGGTCAATCACCATAGCCCGGTCAGGTACATCTGAACCGGAACCGGGATAGAAAATAAGGGCTATCTTTTCGCGCGATACGGTTGCCGCTGCAAACTGGCGTAAGGTATTCGCGCTAAAATCTGCATAGAATGCGCGTTGAGCTGTGCCGTCCAGTAGTGACATGACCTGAACGCCGTCAGTCATGTATATGTCGCCATCATCACCGGCAAACACATGCACATCGTCAATGCCGCCCGTCAGTGCATGCGTGGCTGCAATTCCATGCTCGCGGAACAATTGCCGCGCCTGAAACACTTCATTGCCGCCCACAAAGTCAAACGACCATATACTTTCAGTTTTGTAGACTAGAAAGCTGTCCCGAAGGCTGCGCCCCTCAACCGCGTTACTGTCCAGCGGTGCAACGTCAACAAATCCGGCAAGGTTGTCAGCCGCCGGAGCCCAGCTTTGTGGCACAGTGCCGGGTTCAGCAGCATCTGACCACCGAACACGCTGCCCACCAACATCCGTCATCCCAATGGCAAAGAGGAAAGACTTGTGAGACCGTAGGGCAATGCACAACCAGCCCGGTTGCCAGTCTGGGATTGGCTGGCAAGGGTTCGACGTTATGCCGTCCCAATAAACTGGCGCGGCGTCAGAGCGGTTGAAATACGCAATCCCAGCGAGTGAGCAGCTAGTGAACGTTATAGACAGGTCAGTAGCCCCACCTGACCAACCGCTTACGGGCGTAATATCATGCTCAATCGCGCCGTCATGGGCGTAAATCCCATTCTCATTGGCATACACCCAAAACTTATTCACGCCATAAGTGATGAACATGGCTGTTCTCGGCGGGGGCGATACGCTTGCGCCCGGCAAGGTGGGCTTATCGCCAGCAGTGCGGACACTCTCGCCATTCTTAAACAGAACGTTTGTTCCGTTATCCCAGAGCGGCGCGTCTACATCTTGCGGGATGCGGTCAGGCGCTATGCCCTGCAATAAAATGGACTGGCGAAAATATTTCATCAGACGCCGTTCCATTCACCTATTGCGTGATATTGAACCTCCATTGCCCCAGCGCCGCCACCATCGCCCAGATTGTTGACCTGAAGGGTGACAGACAATTCGCTTGCCGCAACCGCCTGCACGCTGGCAACCTCGACGCTATCCCTAGTTGTCGCCGTTACTCGTGGAGTGCTTACAAACCCTTTCACGTAATTAACAGTTGTTACGTGAGTTAATGCGTCTGTGGTTTGCGCTCCCCAAATCTCCAGCACATTCCCAATGATGCGCCAACTGGCCACCCCGGCAGGGTCGTTGAATTCCTGCAGCTCAGCGCCACCAATTGTCTGAACTGTCTTTGGCTTTTTCAAATTGTCGGGAGCTTCACCAATGGCAATCCAGTTAAAGCCAACAACACCAAAATTGCCATCAATGCGGCCAACTACGCTAACCCCAGTATTCGCCTGATTTTGCCACTGAATGGTTCTGTCGCTAAAGCCGTCCTGTAGAAACAGCGCCGTACCGACAAATTTATAATTAGCATCTTTAAACGCAGTGGAGAAAGACACGGCCACATTGCCCGTGGCGTCCGTCGCATTGTAACCCCACTGAACGAGAGCATCGCCCCAAACCTGCCAGCCTGCGCTTACGTCTGCCCCGACAATCTCGGCGCTACCCGTGTCCGCAAGAGACACCGCATCAAGCTTGAGAACGGACTTGATAAGCCTCAAATGGTCATCGCCTTGGCTTTTTGGGTCTGAACTGAGGGGCCAATTTTCATTCAAGTCTGCAATGACCGTGCCTGTCTCTAGTGGCATTTTTAGCCTCCATTAGGATAATAAGGCCGTGACATGGCCGGGGATGCGTCGTTGTAGATACTATACCACAATGAGAAGTCTCTGATAGCGTCATCTGTCCGCATCATTTCTCGCTGCATTCCCTCATCATCCTGCGCCAACTCATGCAGGTAAGCTAACCCAGCATGAACCAGCATGCGGGGATAAGTGGCAAGGATTGTGTCCATATCAACGTCAGGGAAAGAAATAAGGCGATGCGGTATTTGCTCAGAAATGAGCGTGTAAACCGTGTCTGTGTCCGCCGAAAGGTCGGTTCTGTGTATGTAGCGTTGCCATACGGCCTTAAGCTCACTTAAAGTCATTTATTACCACCTCGCCTTATAATTCCGCGTGTCTAAATGCGTGAAGTTGCTGTAACTTCCCAGCCCCCCGGTCCAAAACTTGTCCAGGTACGAGTAGACATCAGATGGTGAGACACCTGCAATGCGAATATCAGCAGCGCGGCCCACAAGATGCATTGAATTAGATGCACCGCCAACGCTCCGATTATGGTCCTTACACCTATGTCCTGAATTAACAGTGATAGGTGCTTTAAAATGCGAACGCAGAGCCTCAAGAGCCTTAAGCAGCTCTGCATCCACTGTATCGCAGGAACATTTGCCACAATTGCAGCGAAATTCCGCACGTGAGAAGTTTTCAGAAATTTTACCATTCATATTCTGTCCTTCCCCCTCTTTGGAAATAGGGCCGCATCCCCATACAGCCCGTGAGTGGTGAGTGGTGGCTTAACCCCTTAAGCCCCTGCGCCCCCGCCCGTGTGATATACGGCCAGCGTGGTAACTACCGCAGCGGCAGCGGCCCATGCTGCGTTCTTACGGTTATTGCGGTGTCTACTTGCCGCCGAAATAGCAGCCTGCAAGGCTTGAATAATAAGCCCGTAATACTTCATTTTACTACCCTTCCAAGGTCTGAGCCACCTGAATAGTGACAATTATGGGCGCAGCTTGGCATTTGCACCCGATTAACATCAAAGCACCCGCTCAGTGCTAAGAACAATAACGCCGCTCTCATTTGGGCGGCGTTTTCGGGGGCCGCTTTGGTACAATAAGCTGCCCCGGTTTGCGTATGATTGTAACCGGCGTTTGTTGAAGTGGCGTTAACTTAGGCATCAGGTCGGCACCCAATTAACCGCGTCCGCGCATTGCTTACACTGGCCTGCAAGTGCCTCGCCTTGCTCGCCAGCGGCCTCACGCACCGGGTCGTTTCCGTCGCTTACAAAAGTCCCGTCATTCCCCTCGCACAAAGCTTTCCACAGCCTTGGGTAAAATCCGCCATCGGTTCCGGTGTCGCCATGAATGTTAGGCTTTCCCGCCATGTCAGCGCCTCCTGTATTTGGCAAGCTCTCCATGCAGAACTGCCTTTTTTGTCGCCTCCGCCCGCTCAAGCTTGTTCTTGCTGTTCAGAGCGGGGTTGCGCTTCACGATAGCATCCCAATCCCTCTGTGGAACCGAAACGCCCTCATTGAAAGCACTGCCAGATTTAGACGTGCCGCCTGTCCGACTAACAGCCGGACAGGCAAGGTTCATGTTACGGCTCACGATTGAGTGACCGCAGCATTAATGTCGATATCAAATAGCGCGCGGTGTGCGCGTGGTTCATTAACGACATAGGTGAAGTCAACAGCCATTTGACGGTTATCCGCAAGGCCAGTCTTAGACAGAGGCTCAACGCGATAACCGTGCAGGTAAGAGATGGCCGCATAATCAGGGTCAATCAGCATCGCAACCGCAGCGTCACCAGTGCTGCCGCCGTCACTGTCGTAAGCCTGCTGTAGACGGTTTGGCATAAACCGCAGCTCAACGCCAAAGTCAGTCAGGAACACGTTGACCGAACCCATCGCACTTGCCGGGCCTCGGTTTTTCGTGTCCCCAGTCAAAGTAGCAATGCGGCTAGAACTGGTGAACATGTACTCAGACAGGTTCCTAATTACGCTAGGCACAGACATTAGATGCGACGGCATACCGCCATCCTCCCATGCAGCCTGTGCGGCGTCACGCACCATGGTTTCAGTCATCGGTGTAGCCGCCCCTGCGGTCCAGTCCGACCAGAGGCCGCCACTGAATTCGCCACCAGAGCCACCAGAGCCAGTGTCGTATTTGCTCATCATGACTGGCAGAGATGCTGGGACACCGGGGGTTCCTGCGTTTGCGTCAGACTGAGTTGAACCCTGATTGCCCAGCGCGTTTGCGTCTACGTCTTGGCGCAGCTCGCGCTGACGCTGGCGGATTTGGTAGGCAAGCGCCTCATGACCGATGGTGTCAACGTTCTGTGCGCGGGTCGATACCTTGACCACCTTATCAAGAATGCCGCAGTGGTTGCCGATGCGAGCGCCGCCCCGGCTTTCATCTGAACCAGCGTCAGCGCCGTCATTAATCCAGCCGCCTAGTGTTGGGGCGGAAAGCTGGTCAGTCAGCCAAGACTTATATTCGTTTTCCGCTGTATCGCTACCAATCAGGTCAGCGACGGGCAATGGAATGCGCGAGATATCGAAAATCTGCTGCATTACATCCTCATTGACCCATCCGCCCTCAGCGATGTTTGACAGGTCTGTGTGGTCCCAATTTTGGTTGGTCATCTACTTTGCTCCGAGAATACTGGCGATTGCTTTTACCTGCGCACCCTGCCCACGTCCGACAGCTTTAGGCTTTGATGCAGGCGGCTTACCACCACGTTTAGATTTGACGGACTTAGGCGGCGTTTTTGGGGTAGACTTAAGCTTCTTTAGCTCTGCCCTATCCCGCAACACATCCTTGATGAGCTGATACATTCCCAGCGACTTTACCGGGAAATGTGCGCTTGTCAGGCCGTAGGCTCCCAGCATTTCAGTCATGCCGGTGTCAAACGCTTCAATCTGCTTTCGGTCCGAATATTCGGGATAAAGCTTAGTGAACCGTCCGAACTCTCTTTCCGCAATCTCTTGCAAATGCCCCGTTGCCTTGTGAAGTGCAGAAGGTGGTAAAACCTCCATTGCTTCCAACACTCCTAGCGCCAGCGTGTCCGCGACTAAACCGGCCTCCCGGCTTGAAAGTGCATCAGCCTTTTCCTGCATCTCTGCATTGGCTGTTGCTTGGTCATGATAGGCGTCTTTTAGCTGCCCAATCGTGGCCGTGGAACCGTCCCTCAACGGAATATCCATTTGATACAACTTGTCAGGCTCAATGTCCAATGTTTCCGCTAACTCTGCAAGTTTTAGCTGCCCAGATGCAACATTAGAACTATCACCGCCGTGACCCACATCGCCAGCGCCGCTGGTTCCGTCATCGTTGCTATCGCCGCCGTCATCGTCATTGTCCGAGTTCACACCTGACAGCAGGTCAGTGATATCACTCAGCTGCTGTTGCGGCGTGCGATTTATTTCTGAGGAAGGCGGCGAAGTCTCTTGCTCCGTTGATGCGTCCTCGGGTGTCTGCGTTGTCGGCTCCTTTGAGCCATTTTTCATAGCATGTTCTTGCATAGTCACTTTCCAATTCCTCAATTGCATCCAGTGCCGCTAGTAGTTTCTTGCCGTTAGCCTTGTTCACCTAAGCGTTCCCCTATCATTGTCCGCGCCTCCGTCATTCGAGCGTTGAGCGCGGGCTTGCTCAGTTTTCATACGTTCTACCTCAAGCTTGATTGAGCCATCACCAGCGGTTTTAGCCATTTCAATCTCAGCCTTGGTTTCGATGTCGTAGATTTTAGTTGCATTGTCTTGGTCAGCCTGCCGGGCATCCTCTGCCAGCTTGGCTTGTTCAAGTTGGCTCTGCAGCTTAATCATCTCCTGTTGCATAGCCTGCATTTGTTGCTGCATCTGAGCTTGCTGTTGCTGTGCCTGCTGCGCCTGTGGAGACGTGGGGTCAATCAGCAGGCTTTCCGCTTCATCGACGCCATTAAGCTTAAGGTAGCGGATTTGGTTGCGGTAGAGCGTCTGTGCATCCGCCAATTGACCGGCCATTCCGGCCTGCATCATCTGTGCGCTAAGGGCTATGTTCTGCGCTATGGCGGCTGCTTCCTGCG